ATCCCCCATAAATAATTCTTTTGTTATCTTTTATAAATGTTTTAACAACATCAGATACTTTATTAAAATCGTCAATAGTTGGTTCTAATGTTGTTTTTAATTTTTTAGTAGCATTATACATAATGTCATCTAATTCTTTATTAATATGTTCTATATCTTTTTCAGTATGTAACACATTCATTTAATAATGTCTATATAAATTAATATAATAAAATAATTTTATATAATGTAAATATTTATTGTAAATATTGATTTACTTCATCAGGATCAGGCATCTCCTCAATAGTTGTAGTATAAAATTTTTCTAAGGCAAATATTTTGTAAATATCATCACTTGTTGCAAACGATATTGCTGTTCCTTTTCTTCCATATCTACCACTTCTACCAATTCTATGAATATATTCTTCTGTATTTGTTGGTAAATCATAGTTTATAACCAAAGATACTGTTTGTACATCTATACCACGAGACAATAAATCAGTAGTAACCAATACCCTCGATCTACCGTTTCTAAAATTTTTCATAACTTCATTTCTATCAGTTTGTGGCATACTTCCATGCATAGATGAGACAGTAAAATCTGCTTTAATTAGTTGTGATGTTATACCATCTACTTTTTTAATAGAATTACAATATATAATTAATTGATTTAATGATAATTTACCACTAAGTAAATCTTCTAAAGTTGCTTGTTTGTATTTTTCTTGAGAAACATTAACATAGTATTGTTTGATTCCTTCTAATGTTAAGTCATCAGTTTTAACTAACAACATAAATGGATTTCTCATAAATTTTTTAGTAATTTGTATTATTTCATTTGTAATTGTTGCTGAATATAATGCAACTTGGATGTCTGGATTCATATATTGGAAAATTTCATATATGTTTTGACTAAAACTAGATAGTAATTTATCTGCTTCATCCATTATTAACATTTTAATACTTTTAGTATCTAATATATTTCTATTTATTAAGTCAAATATTCTTCCAGGTGTTCCAATAACCATATGTTTACCTCTTCTTATTTCATTCTTATCGATAGAAACCGGAGTACCTCCTATACAACAACATGTATAGATATTTGACATATGTTGAGATATTCCAAGAGCTACATTTAATATTTGAGAACATAATTCTCTAGTTGGTGTTATGATTAATACTTGACATTTTTTAATTTTTACATCGATTCGTTGATATCCTGCTGCTAGAAAGGTTAATGTTTTTCCTGTACCAGATTGTGCTTGAACTATAGAGTCTTTTCCTTTTATTACAGGCACTATCCCTTTTTGTTGTATTGTTGATGGAGATTCAAATCCATAACTATATATACCTCTTAATAAGTCTCTTTTAAGACCCATTTGGTCAAATTTGTCGATGACTCCGTCATCTTGTTGATTTTCACTATCATTTTCATTATCATGATTGCTCATCTTTACTTTTCAGTATTATTCTACTTTAACGTAATATCTCTTAATATATTTTTTTCAATTTTTTATAATAATCGAAAAAACATAGTTTTATGATATTAATACTCTATTTATGTTAACATCGTTCACTATTAGTTTCAAAACAAAGGAATGTTGTAATTTATGAAAGTATGGATGTCTAATATAATTACAAGAACATCGATAATTTGTACTAGTTGTACATTCACATGATCTTCCAGTTGTAATATCAAAATTTAAATATGATACAGATAAACTAGTTCCAAAACTATCTTTAAAACTAACAGTTAATCTAGATAGTTTTTTTAAATCATCTGATTTATAATGTCTTAAGACACCATATGTTCTTATATGGTAAAAATCAGTATATACTGTATCTGGATATAATACAGCAAAACTTTTAGCAACATCTGAATTTGTTGCGTCTATATTTGTATCCTTTAATTCGTCAATATTTAATAATAGAAACCTATCATCTGATAAATCTTTAGTTGTATCATATTGATATTTCACATAAATAGTTGTAGTGTCGCTATATGTATAAGAATATAATATACTAGAATCTAAATCGACTATAAATTCTATAGTCCATCCAGTTAATAAATATGGAGATGTTGTACTTCTTGTACTTGTAATATTAGCATAAGTAACTGTATTTGAACCAACTGTTTCAGTTTCATCTAATAGTGCTGAAATTTCATCATCAGTAGTTGCTACTGATATTTTAGCATCAATATACGAAAAAATAGTACCACTTTGTGTTAAAGTAGTTTTTATTAAATTATATAATTTAGGAATTATACCATTAACAACTTTTACAGAATTAATATTATCAAATACTCGTGCTGACACTAAATAAGGTTCGACATCTGTGTCCAATGGATTAAATCGAACTCTATAACTAAAAGGATTTGTATAAGTTGAAGTATCTCTATCAGAACTATCTATATTTATATAGACATGTTCTTCAGTATTTTTAACAACATCATTTGATACATTATTATATAATAAATTAGGAGTTTCATATTGATCTTGTCTAACAACTGGCATACCAAAACTCGATTGATTTGGTTGGGTTCTAAATGTATTTGAATTTATAACATTTCTGTAAATATCTTGTTGGTTAATAAATTGTGGAAAAGTATTATTCATCAGTCTATAATATATATATAGAATATATTAATTGTGTTAAAAAATACGAAAAAAAAAATAACATATTGTTAAATATTAGAAATTTATGGCAGATAAATACTTTCTCGCTAAAGACAACATTAAAAATTTATATGCTAATCTTATTAATGATTTGAGCAATAGCAATATCGACATTAAGTCAATTCTTAGTAAAGATAAACGAGCAGTCGCACAGCTTCTAGTTCGTAATATGAATGAATTGTATAGTAACATCGATAAAACTAAAATAAATGACAATAATATTAGAAAAATAAGAGATCAATTTAATAATCATGCTATAGATACAACAAAAAGAATAATATTACAATCACAAAATGAAAAACCGTCTTACCCAGCTAGACCAGAATATGATAATAGAAAAAACAATACACAAATAAGCCAGTTACAAATGGATAGAGAAGATGAAGTTCGACCAAATAGACGTCCACAGTTTAGGAATAGAGAACATTTCGATAATACCTTTAGAGATTCAAGAGATAGACAACAAGGTGGATTTGATGCTAGTGGTTTTGGAAATAACCAAATTGATTTTAATGGAGATAGAAATGGCTACCAACAACCAGATTATTATGATGATAGAGATGATAAAGGAGAAGATGCTATGAAACAACGTATGGTGGAAATGATGGAATCAAGAAATAGAGAGGTACCTTCTCATAATCAACGTCCTCCTACTCCTGATTTTTCACTTGATGGAAGTGGTAAAAGAAAAAAAGAGGAAGAACGTCGTAAAAAACTAGAAGAAGAAGAAAAAAATAGACAAATGAATTCAGGAACACAACAACAAGGATTTGCGGCACCATCTATGATGCCTAATATGGGATTTGATGGATTATATGGAAGTAATATAGATTCTAATTTTGGAAGTATAGGAAATTATGATAATACGATAACTGGAGGTATTAATCAACAATTAATAGGAAATGGATTAAATATGATACCAATTGATGATAATTTAAGTGTTGATGATCGCTTACGACGATTACAGCAAACACGAAATAATATAGATTCTCAAACAAATCAACCTATTGGATTAGTACAACAACCAACTGGTCAACAACAAACAATAGAACAAATGCAACAACCACAAAATAATCAACAAATGCAACAATTAATACAACAACAACAATTACAACAAAATCAATATCAGCCACAAAACCAAAACCAAAACCAATACCAATACCAACAACAACAATATCAACAGCAATTACAACAATTACAACAACTACAACAACTACAACAAAATCCAAATTTATTACAACAATTTCAACCAACACAACAGTTTCAACAAGCTCCAGAAAGTGAATATATTCAAGCTATTCAAATGTTATCAAATGAAAGAGACCAATATAAAAGAAATAGTGAAGGGTTATCATCAATGATAGATGAGTTACGTAATAATAAAAACAAGAAGACCGATGCTAAAATATTAATAATAGATGAAAAACGGGAAGAGTTAAAGAAAGAGATTGATCGTTTGAAAAGTAAGCATAAAAAAATAGAAGAAAAAGTTAATTTCTTAAGAAAAAAAGAGACACAATTAACAACAAAAGAAAAACAAATACAAGAACTTGTTAATAATAATAAAAACATTTTATGTAATAAAGATTCATATCATTTAATTGATTCAAATAAATTGGGAAATAAGAGTAAATTTTCATTTGATTTACAGACTAAGATAGAAAATATAATTTCAATATCACTAACATCTTATGATTTACCAACAACTATTTTTAATATAACGAATAATAATAATTGTTTCTATTTTAGTTTTAATGAGGATATAAAAATAGATGAAGATATCGAATCAAGTGAAGTAAGTGAAACAGAAGATTTCACAAACAGTGAAACTAACATAGTTAAAAATATTAATAAGGTATCAGTTCCTATTGACAATTATAATATATCTCAATTGTTGAAAAAATTATGCAAACTAACTAAAAAATACAAATTACTATTCACTTATAGCAAATCTACAAATAAAGTAACTATTAAACATGGTATTAGTTTTAATGTTCATAATAGAGAAAATGGAATATTAAGAACATTAGGTTTTACTGAAAAAGAATACAATGATAAAAATCATTATGTATCAGATATTAAATATAATCTTAAAAATAATAGATATATACTATTATATGTTCTTAATATAAATACTGAAGAACCATTTGCAAAAATAATTATAGGAAATGAAAAAATCCATGAATATAAACATGATGTTCAAAACATATCAATTAATGCGCTTCAAATTGAATTTAGAGATGATGATGGAGGATTATTAGATCTTAATAATACCCATTTTACGTTAGAATTTAAAATTACTTCAATTGAAAAAGTGGATAGGATTATTGAGAAATTGTTAGTTAATTCGTTATCATTAGATGAAGAATATATTGATGAAACAGAAACAGATGAAATTGAACCAATTAAAGAAATAAAACCAAAAAAGACAACTAAAAATGATAAACAAAAACCAAAACAAAAAAGAGTAACAATAGTTGAAGATAAAAAACAAAATATTCCTAAACAATTAACAAGTGATGAATTATTATTACAATACCAACAGCAATTACAACAACAATTACAACAACAACAACAATTACAATTACAACAACAAAATAGTTATGTTCCGTCAGATTTGATGCAACAATTATTCGGAAATGGAAACATGGGATACCAACAACCAAAACAAAATGAAAATATGGATTTACAACAACAACTATTATACCAACAATTATTACAACAAAATCCTACTCTATTACAACAATTAAATAATATACAATATCAACAACCTGAAATAAAAAATAATAATGAAAACGATACGGAAGAAGACGATGAAAATAATTTATCAACAGAAGATGAACAAATTATAAAGAGAAAGAAAAAATAGATATTCTTCAATAAAAATATATCGTTATAATATAAATAATGTCAACTATTAAGGTTATTTATATTATCTGTATTATTATTGTTACATTATGGACTTTGTATTCATATGCAGATCATGAACAGCAACATAGACAAGAAATTATGCGTATTAAAGAAATAGAAAATAGAATGAAAAAGAAATTAGATACCAGAAACTATTATAGATTTAATACAACCCCTTGTCATATTTCAAATTTAAAAACACCTACAGATTGTTATGTAGGTTCTAACTATCAATGTAGCTGGAGTGTTGAAGCTGATAGATGTAATGAATATAATGGGGATTAAATTATTTGAATCTAAATAAGTTATCTCTTAAATCTGTCATTTGTTGATCTGGTATTTTATCGTTGACGATATCATCAAATTTATTTCCTTCTAACATTTTTAATATAAAAAAAATACTATAAACACCACATTCACTATCTTTATATTGATGTCTATTTCTATTGAAATCAATATTCATGATGCGCTCATATTTACAAGCTCCTCCACTCTTTGTCATCATTTTACATCTTTCTTCTTGTATTTTACCATGATTGTATTTTTTATTACACCATGAAGCAATACGTTCTACCAATTTACGGATTAAATCATGAGGCGCAACTCCATATGAATCAAAAAAATAAACCTGTGATTTTTCTAAATTAGCATATAATCCTAACCAATGTTGACCAGATCTATCATGTGTATCTGTGTTTATAATTGCTCCTATTTGTGTTTTACCTTTTTGATATAACTCATCGAAATCCAAATTAGAAACACCTAAAAATGGCAGTTCATCAAAATCTAATGGTAATGCTCCTATAAAAATAAAACTAGGATATATAGTCATATATTGTGTCATAACATCATCAATATTCGTTGTATTTAACCACTCGAATTTTCCTTGAGGTCCTAGTGGTGGAAATGTATTTTTTGAAATTTCAAAATCATGTAACTGTTTAATAAATGGTTGATTTAATATACATATTTGATCATTTCCACATATAGGACTTAAACGATCAATTAATTCTTGTAATAAATGACGCTTATTATCTTTTTTAATTTCAATAGGTCTAATGATAATTTTATTATTTTTACCAGAACCACCTTTTAGTCCTTCTTTAATATATCCATTATATGCTTCACACATTTTAACTAGAGATTCTATGGTAAAGCATGTTCCTTGCTCAAATTTTTTAGATGGAGCACATTTCATATATTCTTTTGATAAATCTTCTTTATATGGTTCTTTTCCTCCTTTTGATTTATAACGTTTACTCATACTTATATTATAAGAAGATAATTTAATTTCATAAAATTAGATATTAGAAATTTAATTATTTATTTAATAAATATAACGTGGAATAATGAGTTTTATTATGTGATGAATAATGAACTCTAATATGTTGATATTTATTTATTTTATTTTTGATTCGTTTATTGTTTCATAGAACATATATTTAACTAATATTAATATTGTAGCAATTATATATGGTGTAAACAACCCATGTAAAACCATGAACATTACAGTAATAAGATTACATGTTAAATAATAAGTGGAAATGTTTAACATTATATAAGATATAATAGCTCCACAAAGTACATAATTATTAATTTTCTTATTATGTATAGCATAATCAATATCATTAGAAGACTCAAATAATTTAATATGAATGATTAAATATATAAGTAAACAAAAAAGATTAAGGAAATAAAACACCCAATATTCTCCATTCTCGTTAGTTCCAAGGAGATTTTTACATACGAGAATATTCTCATTATTAGTATAACATTTCTCAAAAAATTTCAAATATGGATGATAGTAACTCAATAAAAATAGTGGACATATTAAAAATGCTACATATAGTGAAGCTATAAAAGGATTCCAAATCGAATGAATAAATGTATCTCTTAGTTTTATTGTCATGTTTTTTATAATCATATAAATACTAACATTGGTATTTATATGTATATTTTTCAATTATTTTTCCAATAATACCCAAGTTCCTTGATCTATAAACTGTTTCTTTGCGTTTCCAATGTATTCTTTTTCGTTTTTTTCATATATTTGTCTAATATCTTCATTTTTCCAATCTATGTATCCATTTATACGTTTCTGTGTAAATCTAACAGTCCCTATTATATCTCCATTTTCATTGTTAATTTCAGAATTCAAACATGTTTCGTATGTTATTGATCCTATTCGATAAATAGTTGGTAGGTTATCATCATGAATTATTGTTGTATTATCATCTTTAATTGATGATTTTGTATTTTCCATATTGCTATATTTATTGAAAATAATTATCCCCCCTTTATATAATAAATATTATTTTGTTATTTTTTTTTAATATTTTCAACATAACATATATTATTTAATAAAATAATTATTTGAATAATTTATCATTTATATTATTTTCATCATCATCATAGTTATTATCTTCAGATGATACAAATAGGCAATCATCACTATCGTTTTTAGTGTTAACATCCTCAATAATATCACTATCTATAAAATGATCTTCTTCATAATCAATAGCATATGTTTTAACAAATACTCCATTTTTCTTATTTTTCTTATTTTTCTTATTTTCTTTTATTTGAAGTAGTTGATCATCAACATATGATTTAACAAGATCTTCATGTAATCTATAATATTCAACTTCATTCCAAAATGATTGTAGTTTAGGAAGAGTATTCTCGAACCATTTTTTATCTCTATTTATTGATACATTATGAGCCTTAACCATTTTCCAATATATTATTTTATCAAACACATAATGTTTTCCATGTTTTTCGTAAAATGGTTCCTCATATTCATCAAAATTACTTATCACATATGCACACCATTCATTATATTCAATAGTAGTCATATTTAAATCAGGAGGATATATATACTGTGCACTCCATAAATAATAATCATTATTTATTTCAGAAATATTATTAAGTTTGTCTTTTTCAATTAATTGTATAACACATCCTTTTTTAATATTTTCTGGAACATATTCAATTGGAACATTCTGTTCTTCTGTACATGATTCCATGGGTTCTTCATCTAATGCCCATTCTTCGCGCGTTTTATATTCCTCTATTTGACATTGCCAAAAATCACAACATTCTAAATCACAACATTCTAATTGTTGTTGAACTTGACACCAATAATAATGTGGACAAATTCCACCATCTATTTTACCTTTTGTTTTTATAATTCTTGTTTTAGGACATTTAATTTCTAACATTCTACCTAACCGTGAACTAAATTCATAAGACATTGAATATTGATTACAAATACCATCCGGACTAGCACCTAAAAAATATATAGATGGATGTGGTATTAATCCGAATTCAGTTGTTCGAGCATCATATATATTTTCATAAAACATAGTTGCTATTTGTTCATATTTTTTACCATGATGAACAAATACATTTTCTTGAAATACTGGACCTTGATGACATTTATCCAATAAATAATCATATTTAGACGATCCAGGATAATAACATTCGTTTAATGCGTTAGCACACATACTAGCAGTTATACATTTTTCTCTATCTGCAAACCATTCAGGTGATTTTTGTTCGTGTTGTGGTAAACTTTCTAAATATTCCATGTGTTTTAGAATAGATAGATATTCGATTGGTACATCAACATCATTTATCTCATATTCTTCGTCTAAAAAATTAATAGGAGTTAAATATTTTTTTATAGCATTACATGTAATATCATACAATAATATTTGATTAATACCATCAAATATCATATTCATAGTATATTTAACATGCTTAATAAGCTCATATTTTTCTTTATAATCACAATATCCAGTATCATATAAAGTATTTTCAATGACACTTACAATTGTTTCATTATATGTTTTATTCATTATAAGTTATAAAATAATAGATTGCGTAGTATTTAAGTAGTTATACATTTCAATATTTCTAGCATGATAACTCATATTTATTCTTATTTTTATCAAATATTAACCGTTTAATACTAAGAATACACCCATTTTTTTCATCATAATTTACTTCGTTTTTCTTTGTTATTGTTTTATTTGTTAATAATTTTGTTAATTTATTCATCAATTGTTCTCGTTGCGCATTATCAATTTCAGTAATACTCTGTAAATATTCTTCTATCTTCTGTGATCGATGGATATTTGGTAATTTATTCCATGGACGTTTATACATATCAGATATTCCGTTAAATAATTCTTTTACAGGCTGTATTACTTCTGTGTTTGTAGTTTGTTTAATTGTATTTGATTCTTTATCTCTAAGTTCTTTGATATATTTTTTTAAATCATCATCAGACACATTTTTTAACATTGAATCATATTTATCATTTGATAATTTCAACCTTAGTTGTGTGATATCCTCATCAATATCCATTGTATTTTAGTTTATATATATCATTAAAATATATAAACTAACTGTATTTATTTCAATATTTTATTAATTAATCGATATCTTCTATTGATACACTATCATCTGTTTGTTCATCATCATCATCGTTATTTGGTAAATTTTGAATTTCATCAGTTAACATGGTTGCAAATTGATTAAAAATTCCGTTGTTAACATAATCTGTTCTATCATGTTCACGATCCATTTCTTCATGTTCACGATCCATTTCTTCATGTTCACGATCAATTTCTTCATTCTCCAATTCAATTTGATTAATAATATTATCGTCATTTGGTGTTTCTTCATGTTGTTCATCATCTTTAATTAAAGGCATATGATCTCCTGCTTCTTTTCTACATATAGGACATACATGACTTTGTTGTCCTAACCAGATACTAACACACGTTTCATGAAAGAAATGATCACATGGAAGTTTCATCAAAGTCTCTCCATCTTCATAATCACATTGACATATGGTACATGTAATATCAGATATTTCATTTTTAACATCATCATATTTTATTTTAGGTATTGATTGCAATGCTTCCGGTTTTAACACTATTTTAACATCTTCTTGTTGAGCCATTGTCGCATTATAAAAATGAGAAATCATTTGTAATAAATCTGTTAAACTGTTTAGACCTCTAGGTAAATTTAATGTTCTACTTGATGAAAATGGAAAAACATTATCTAATTCACCTAGACTACTCATGTTATTGCCAAATGACATTACTACACCTTCGGGTGTTTCTACAACATAATAACTAGAATGTGGTTGACTACTCGACGAAGCTATTTGCCTATTCATATTTCTAACTGGACGATTAAAAAATCTTGCGAATGGATTATTACTTACGGCATCTGTATTATTACCAATAGTTTCAAATATTCTATCAACAGCATTATTTTCAAAATATTGTTCTAATTGGTCAGGAGTAACTTCAAATTGTTCATTTGATATGTAAAATAATTGCATATGTAATTTGATAACATTTAATTGTAATTTATCTACTTGAATAAGAGCATTTTTAATTCTTGATATTATTTCATACATTGGATAAGAGTCAGCGAAAGTTAGATGTAATGCATATATTCTATCAAGTAATATATTATCTATTGGTATATCACTTTCCATTTATTTACTAATATGTTACAAATAAATATAGTAATAATAACCTAAAACAAATTAATTTCAATATTTTATAATATCATATTAAAATATAAAGGATAAAATGATAACTAACCAAAATCTATTAGATTTTTTTACAATGGCACATGATATACAATATCAAGAATTATTTAAATATATCATTATTTTTATTATAGCTTCTTATATGTTTTCAAGGGTAAATATTGGGTTGAATAATATAATTGGTGGAATTATTGGAATAATTATAGTATTTATAATGATAGGAAAAGTTAACTCTCAAAAAGATTCAAGTAGTCATGAATTAATTAATAAATATAATTCTATAATTCCATTACCAGTTCATGGATCAAATTATCCAGAAATTATTGATTTTTTACATAGCATTAGAGAATTCTACTTCTATAATAAAAGATCATTTACTAGTATGGTTAAAAATATAGACCTATTGTTAAAAATATATGAAGATGTAAAAATAGGAGTAATATATTGTAAATATCATTATGATATCGCATCT